TGTTAGCGCTCTTATCTTTACGTTTACCTTTTCCGCCACCACTTATTATTATTCTTTTATATTTATATTAACATCCCTCCCCACAAAAGGAGAACGTAAATATAAGACTGCTATCATTGTTTCGTCGGGAATGATAGCTCCTCCCGATGGTCGAGATCACGCAACCAAGCGACAGCGCAACTAAGCTAAACAATGATAGCATCCCTCCCGAACCACACCATTTGTTAATACTTCTATAACCAGATGTGTTAGCAACTCAGTAACCAAGTGACCAAGCCAACGCTAATTGCCTAATGATTTCAATAACTTAGTTGCTTGGTTGCTGGGTTCGGACCCCGGGGACCGGGTGGGGTGGTTCGTGTGGTTGCCGAGTTGCTCCGCTATGGACCGCTCAAAAACTAGATTCCAAAATTTCAGGGCAACCAAGCAACGTAGTTACCAAACAGCATTGCACCGCTTGACAGCCCGAACCGAAACCGCTAGACCGGCATCGTTCCTTCCCGAACAATGGCTTGCTGCCCCGGCGTTCCCTCAGCGCCGGGGCTTTTTCGCGAAGCAGTGAAACATTTCCCTGTTGACATACCCGCCGGATTTGTGTTGGATGCTCGGGCTGGCGGGTGCTCTGAAACCCCAAGCCCTCCCCCGGCCTCCGCAACGGAGTGCCCGCCGGCATCAGGTTTCGAGGTTGCAGGATGACGCAGCGGCTTTCAGGCGAAGACATCCAGATCGACGCACTCGCGGCGGCGCTTGCCACCCATTCCGCGACGTTCGATTTGATGGGCGGCCACTACGACTTCTCGGCGCAGTGCGGCACATGGGGCTCGGACAGCGGCAAGGTACAGGTCGAGCAGCTTATGCCGGATGGCACGACATACGTTGGGGCTGGTGACGGCCTGGGCGCCGATGGCACGGAACAGTTTTACCTGCCGCCCTGCACAGCCCGAATTTCCGTTATCACGGCCGCTCTCGGCGCCACGGCGGCGGTGCGGCTGGCGAGGATACCGGCATGAGCGTCCTTTCCGGCAAACAGCGCAAGAACCTGCCCTCCAACGCCTTCGCGATCCCGTCGAAGGCGCCCGGCTCGGGCTCCTACCCGATCCCGGACAAGGCGCACGCCCGTGACGCCCTTTCCCGCGTTTCCGCCAACGGCTCGCCGGCTGAGAAAGCCCAGGTACGGGCGGCGGTGCATCGCAGATACCCGGACATCGGTGTTTCCGGCGTCGATCGCGCCATGAGCGAGCACGCCGACCGCGTACACCCCGTAGGAGGGCGATGATGGCCCGCAATTCCAAGGATCGCCCGATCATGCCGGGGCTTCCCCGGTCGTTTCGTGGCGACGATCAGATCGACGGTACGAGGACCACCATGCTGTCGCGCGCCCCGGCGCCGTTCGCCAAGGGCGGACCGCGCCCGCTGGCCGACCGCGAGCCCGCGCCGTCCCGTCCGGGGCAGTCGGGCATCGAGTCGGCGCTGGGCGGGCTGGCCGACCGCGAGCACCCCACAGGAGGCTGACATGCCGAACATGCGTGCGAAGATGCGAGTTGCCGACATCAATGCGTATCCCAAAGATGGTGCGACATCGCAGGAAACGTTGGTGTTCTATGCCGTTTCCCGATCGGACAGCTACCCGCCCGATGGTAGCGACGAGAATAACACCTATGCCAGATTCTCGCCTTCGGGCCGACTGGAACTGACCGTCGCTAATCCGGCGTTGTTCGGTAAGTTCGAAGTCGGTGAAGAATACTACCTCGACTTCACAAAGGCGCCGCAACCTAGTTCGTAAGGTTGCATTGTCCGAAGATTGCGCATAAATTTCGGGCATTATGGCACGCCCTTGGTCCACACTCCCTGTTTCGATGCCCGGCGGGCCGCTTATGCCGCATATGTCGGCGCGGCTCCGCACGGAGACGATGGACGCCCTGTTCACCGGATCGGGCGGATTTGAGCGCGCTTTGGCGTGGATCAACGCCAACGATGACAATTACGAGAAGTTTTTCATCGCCTGGACCCGTGGCGCCGTGCGCTCCACCAACGTCGAGCTGAGCGCCGACGAGTCCGTGGAAGCCCTGCTGTCCAAGCTGGACGCTGGCGAGCACGCGAAGGTTATCGACGGCGAAGCCGCGTAGCTTGACAACATTGCAAGGCGGAATATGGTAGCAGGCGGCGGCCCTGGGTCGCTATGTCTCCTGACGGGCGTGTGTTTCTCCAGCCGCCTGCTATCCAGGGCCGCTTCATGTCCGATGACATCCTCCGTCAGCTTGCTTCCCTCCGCGGCGACCTCCGCCAGTTCGCGGCCAAGTGCCTGAAGGTCCGCACCAAGGCCGGCACATTCGATCCGCTCATTCTCAACCGCGCGCAGATCGCCGTCGATACCCTGCTGGAGCGCCAGCTTGCTGATACCGGCTGGGTGCGGGCGCTGATCCTGAAGGGGCGCCAGCAGGGCATCTCGACCTACATCGCGGCCCGCTTCTACCACAAGACTTCCATGCACCGTGGGAGGAACACCTACATCCTCACCCACGAACAGCCGGCGACGGAGACGCTGTTCGGCATTGTCGATCGGTATCAGCGAACCAACCCGCTCGCGCCCCATGTCGGCACGTCGAACGCGAAGGAGCTGGAGTTCGACCGGCTGGACAGCGCCTATTCCGTCGCCACGGCTGGGTCGAAGGCCGGCGGCCGGTCCAAGGCGCTGTACTACTTCCACGGCTCGGAAGTGGCGTTCTGGCCGAACGCCGCCGACCACTTCGCTGCGTCTGTCCAGGGCGTGCCGATGGAGCCGGGCACGGAAGTCATCCTGGAGAGCACTTCGGCGGGCGCGTCCGGCGAGTTTTATGAGCGCTGCGCGGACGCTGAAGCCGGGCGCGGCGACTACCAGATGATCTTCCTGCCGTGGTGGTACTCGGACGAGTACGCCCGCGACCCGGAAGCCGGGTTTCTGCTGTCGCAGGAAGAACTTGATGGCGAGATGTCCGAACAGGAGTACGCCGACACATACCAGCTTTCCATCCGGCAGATGGCATGGCGCCGGTCCAAGATTTACGAGCTGCGCGACCCGCTGCTGTTCCGCCGCGAGTATCCAGCAACAGCGCAGGACGCGTGGACGGCGCCTCCCGGCCATGAGCCCTACATCCCGTCGCTGCTGGTGCTCCGTGCGCGCTTCAGGAAGGGCGTGGAGGGCATGGGGCCGCTGGTCATCGGCGTGGACCCGGCGTCGAGCGGCGGTGACCGCTTCGCCGCGTGCGGCCGGCGCGGGCTCGCCGTCGAGTTTTTGAAATTCAGGAACAAGCTCAACCACGAAGAGGGCGTGGCGTGGTGCCGCGACATGATCGACCGGCTCCAGCCGGCGCGGATGAATATCGACGCGGGCAACATCGGCGCCAACATCGCCCTGTCGCTGAAGAGCATGGGGCCGAAGTACGCGAACATCGTGCGCGCCGTGAACTTCGGCGCCCCGAGTGAATGGCGCAATGCCCGGCCGAAGACACCCGGCCCCTACAACCGCCGCGCCGAGATGTATCAGCGCGGGAAAGAATGGCTGGAGATGCCCGAGGGCGTTTCCCTGCCGAATGATGGTGCGCTTCAGTCGGACATCACGGCCGCCAAACAGAAACCACGGATCGACGGCTCTTGGGTGCTCGAATCCAAGGAGGATATGAAGAAACGCGGCATCCGATCGCCCGACCTGTCCGATGCGTGGGTGCTAACATTTGCCTTCAAAGAGTATTTACAGGACTACCATCAGCCTGCTAAGCTTGTTGGGTATGGAAATGTTGATGCTCGCGAGAATATGCAACATTTCGAGGAAATATATGATGACCAAGGGGCCGGCGACGGTGCCTATGGCTGGATGGCATAGCTGATGGCCGATCCCGCGCTCGCAAAGCGACCGGCATTGAAGCTTCCGCCCGAGTTCAAGGGCGATGAGGCGGGTTTTTTGCGCTCCATGCGCGAGATGTTCGCCAATGATGAGATGTTCGACCACGACAACCATGTGGCGGGCGTCGAAGACCTGGAATTTCTGGTCGGCAAGCAGTGGGATGACGAAGTAGCATCCAAGCGCATCGCCAAGAAAAAGCCGACCCTCACCATCAACCGCCTCCCGGCGTTCGTCGCTCAGGTGGTCGGCTCCAGGCTCCAGAATGAGACAGTGATCGACGTTCGGCCCGACATTGACGGGACCGTGCCGGTCGCTGCCGTCCGTAGGGGCCTCATGCGGTCCATCCAGAAGATTTCCAAGGCCGATATTGCCTACGACAACGCGCTTATCGGCTCCGTCACTGCCGGAATCGGCAATTTCCAGCTCGAAATCGACTACGAGAACGAAGAGGTTTGGCATCAATCCCTTCAAATCTCGGCCATTTCCGACCATTTCAGCGTCGTGTGGGATAGGAACCGCACGGACCCGACCGGCGCCGATGCGACCCGCTGTTTCATCATCGAAACCATGCCGGAAGACTCGTTCCGGTATGAGTACCCGTGGGCGACGCCTTCCGACATCATTTCCGACCGGATGCCGGCCGAGCTGCTGCACTCGAACTGGTACGATCGCGGCGACGTGCGGATTGTGACCTTCTGGCAGATGCGTGAGCACCGCCGGGACATCGCGCTCACCACTTCCGGCAAAACCGTGGACATCACGGACGTGCAGGACTTGACCACGATCGGCCAGATTCAGGTTGACCGCAACGGCAACCCGATGATCCGCACGGTTTATCGGAAATACGCGCAGATGTACCGTTGTTCCGGCGCAGACGTGCTGGAAGGCCCGTACAAGCTGCCGATCGACCGCGTACCCGTCTTCCGCGTGCCCGGCTGGGAGATCAAGATCGGCAACACGCTCCATCGCTGGGGCCTGATCCGGTTCATGAAGGACCCGCAGCGCTTGCATAATTTCTGGCGCTCCGCCGTGGCCGAGCGGATCATGCAGTCGCCCAAAAACACATGGGTCGCGTCGGCGGAAGCCGTCGCCGGGCGCGAGAAGCAATGGCGCACCAGCCATATCTCTGACGACCCGCTGTTGGTTTACAACGGCGACGCCGGCACCAAGCCCGAGCGGATGCCGCCCGTCCAGGTCGAAGAGGCGCTGATCGCCCAGGCGCAGATCACGACCCAGGACTTGAAGGATGTTTCGAACATACACGAAGCGAACCTGGGGATGCCGTCGAACGAGGTTTCCGGCGTCGCGATCCGCGAACGCGAGCATGTTTCGGATACTGGCACGCAGATTTACAACTCTAATCTGACCAAGGCGATCGAAGAGTGCGGGCGCGTCTGCAATACGTTGATTCCGTTCGTTTACGACACGCCGCGCATCATTTCGGTGCTGGGCGACAACGACCGCGAGTTCATGATTCCCATCAACGACATCGCGAACGGCGCGATCGACATCACCGCCGGCAAATACAAGGTCACGGTGACAACCGGGCCATCCTTCCGCACCAAGCGCGAGCAGGCGGCCGAGTCCATGCTGGGCATGTCCACGGCGATGCCGAACCTCATGGCGCTCGCCGCCGATTACATCGTGGAAGCCCAGGACTGGCCGAACGCGGAGAAGATAGCGAACCGAATCCGCAAGACGCTGCCGCCGCAGCTCTTGGACGAAGACGAGATCACGCCGGCCATCGCGCAGAAGATGCAGGAAGGCCAGCAGCAGGAAGCGACGCAGCAGCAAGCCGCCATGCAGAAGTTCATGGCCGACTTCCTGAAAACGCAATCCGAGGCGGCGAAGAACTACGCCCAGGCCGAGCACTACCGGACGCAATCCGAGGCGATCCCGGCGAAGCTTCGCAACGAATCCCTCAACGCGGCCAGCGAAGCGGCCAGCCGCGAACTTCACGACACGCTAGACGCCATCACTCTAGCGCACGGTCGCTAACCAGGAGAATGTTATGCCTGCTGAAACTCTTACGGCTGAGCCGGAAGCTGAAACGAACGCTTTTCAGGGTTTTGCAACCCATGACGGCGAGGTTGTCACTACGAAGGCGCCCGCCTCAGACACGCCGGCCGGCAAGACGGCCAAGGCCGCCACGGAGAAGCCTGCCAAGGCTACCAAGCCCGAGAAGGTCGCCGCTGATACCGATGATGACGCTGGAGATGCTGGCGAGGGAGATGGTGGCGACAAGCAGACGGAACAGCGCCACAAAAGCGCTCAGCAGCGCATCAACAAGGCGGTTGCGGCGCAGCGCTCCGCCGAACGCCGTGCGGAGGCGGCCGAGAGGCAAATCCAGGCGATGAACGACCGTTTCGCCAAGCTGGAATCCCGGCTGGACGGCGGCGACAAGCAGACGAAGCGCGATCCGAATGCTCCCCGCGTCGAGGACTACGACCTTGGCGAACTGGACCCGAAGTTCATTGCGGACACGGCGCGCTACGCCGCAAAGCAGGAAATGGCGGCCGAGAAGGAGAGCGGCAAGCAGCAGCAGCTTACGGCCGAACAGCAGCGCCAGATTCGCGAGTTCGAGACGAAGCGCGACAAGCTGGAAGCCGAAGGGCTGGAGAAGTACGACGATTTCTCGGAAGTCGTGTTCGATGACAACATTCACGTCTCACCATTGTTGGTCGATTTAATATTTGACAGCGACTATGGTGCTGATATAGCGTATGAGCTGGCCTCCGATCCGAAGGAGGCTAAGAAAGTCTCGGCTATGTCGCCCTCGCGGCAAGCTGCATGGTTCGGCAAAAGAGAAGCCGAATGGGAATCGTCCGCGTCGTCGGATGCAGACGAGCCAGAAAATGAGGACGAAGCGCCTCAGATTCGCCGGCCGTCAAAGACGACACAAGCACCGCAGCCCCTGAAGCACAAAGCCCGTGGCAGCGGTTCGACGCAACCCGTTTCTGGCGCCACTACGGACTTCGCAGCGTTCGAAAAGGCGGCCATGAAGCAGCAGTAAGCCGAGGCTTATCATGGCGAACCAATTTCTCAACGCCCAGGAGTACAGCAACGTAATGTTGCTTCTTCTGAAGAACCAGCTTGTTTTCGGACGGCTGGTCGATGGGCAGTTCAAGAACGAAATGTCCGACGAGAACGGCCTGACGGTTTCCGTCAAGCGCCCGCCCCGTTTCATTGACAAGAAAGACGGCACGGCCGCGCTGGCGACGCAGGACATCGCCGTTGGCTCCGCGCCGGTCAAGGTCGATCAGTATTCGAAGGTCCACGTGTCCGTGGGCGACATCGAGTACGTGTCGAGCTACAACGCGCTGATGCGCAACGCGACCATGCGTTCCGCCGCGTCCACCCTGGCGCACTCGATCGACGGCTACATTGCCGGCCTCACGAAGAACTTCCATTCGTGGGTGGCGGGCGGCGATCCGACCGATACCGACATTGCCGGCGATGCGACCGATCCGACCAAGCCGATCGGCTCCCCGGCTCAGGCCATGGCGGCGCATACCCGCCTCATGACCATGGGCGTGCCGAACGAAAGCCTGTCGGGCGTCGTGCCGTTCGTGGACGGCCAGCGTATCCGTGGTTCGATGCAGACGAACTACACGGAGGACCTGAATATTCCGGCCCTCCAGCGTGTCAAGATTCCGATCATCTCGGAAGTGGACTGGTACGCCTCGCAGCAGCTCCCGACCATCACGACCGGCACGCGCACCCAGGGCGATGGCTCTTCGACCGGCGGCCAGATCAACGGCGCGTCGCAGAACAGCGATTACGCCGATGT